GTAGAATCTTTACGAATATCAAAAAAACGATCTGTTTGATTGTTGTCTGAGTCAATATTTACAAATATTCCACTTGGGCTGTTTATAAAACCGTTGCTTAATCCCGCCACGCCTAATGTTATTGCACCGTCTAGCTGTAACGTGGACGCCATATCTACAGCGCCATCAATATCGACAACATCTAGATTAGTTGTACCGTCTACGTCTATGTCACCGGAGATGTCTAATGAAGCAAACACAGAAGTGCCTGTGGCTGTGACTGTTCCACTAAAAGTAGTATTGCCAGAACTATCTATTGTCAGTCTGGTGTTTGTACCGATTGCTGTGGTGCCGATTTTAAATTTATCACCGTCACCGTCATCAACACCCATCGTAAAGACTTGAGTGCCAGATAGAGCAAACGCAAGAAATGGATCACCGTCTGTGGCTGTATTGTTTATAAGCAAACCAGTAGTCGAACCAGCGCCACCAAGAGTCAAGCTAGTATCAGCAGTATGAGTAAGATTTATATCACTATCAGCGCCAAAGTTTAGAACAGCACCGTCAGACTGTAATGTAAGATCATCGTCTACAAACAAGTCAGGCACAGACAAATCTTGCATTAAATCGTAAACAATAGCACCAGTTCCACCACCGTCAGTGGCAATCATTTTGGTTTGACCATTGGCAATGTTTACAGTAGCGCCAGATCCTTGTTTAATTGTAATTATTTGACCGTTACTTGTGGCATTTTCAATCATCCAGACTTTACTGACTGTATTTGGTGCAAGCGTAATAACTCGCGTTGTGGTTAAACTTGCGCTTGATGTAATCTTTAAAAAGAAAGATCTGGCCGCATCAGAAGCGCCATCAGCCATTGTAATGGATGTATCGGCATCACCTATGATTTCATTGCCATAGCTAAAAGCCTCTGCAATAAGTTCAAGGTTGGTATTTGTTTTTGTACCCCATGACCCAGAGTTTTCCCCAGTGGCCATTTCTTCGAGGCGAAGGTCATTTACAAAGGTACTAGCCATATCAATCTATCCTTACGATTGCGTTGCTTGCTGTAGCTGCTGGGAATACAATTTTAAACGTACCGCCAGCTACTGTGAAATCTCCACCAAAAGCCAAAACTGCTATTGCACCTCTGTTGTTGTCAGAATCATACAGAGTTTTATTATAAATCAATGCACCATTAGCTGTGAAAGATGCTGATGTCCATTCAGGATCTGCTGCATCAAACACCCCACTGGTGCTGTTTTCAGCTACTGCAACACTCGTTAGCTGTTTACCTCCAGCAGTGTAAGCACTACCAGATGCATTTGTTATTTCCTGTGTTGTTGTGTAAGCATCTGTTGTTGCACTAAGATCTGCTGAACTTGTATAAAGTGCTATTCGTATATCGTCTGTATCTAGGTGATGATCACCAAGCAACAGATCCTTTTTGAACAATGTACACATTGCTTGTGTGATAGCCATTATTAGCCTCCGTTATATTCCGCTGCGTAATCACGCTGCATTTCTTGTACAAATAATTGTACTGCTTCGTCAAACTGTGTCTTGTAAAGCGCCAAGGTTTCTCCAGCCTTGAGAAAGGCTGATGCTTCGTAAAGACATGCTGATAGTAACACATTTTCTGCGTGATCGCCAATCCAACTGTTTGCATTGGTTGAAGACAAACCTGTTTCTGGAGCAATAAAATCGACCTGATAACTGTCTGTTGAGCTTGGAGTGGGCGCTATTATAATAACTGTACCAGACGTTCCAGCATTTTTTGTGCTGTATATTCTTGGCGTTCCTTGCGTAGTGGCGTTTGGCCAATAATCACGTAAATAAGAATCAACTCTGTGATCAAGATAATTTAAAACACTTGAGCTTGTTACAGATACCTGTCTAATCATTCTTGCATTTGCAACTGTATATTCTGCTGTTCCAGCCACAAGACTGGCTGAAGTTGTTTGTCTAAAACATGGCAGATTAGGCAGACGCTGAAAGATCATCTCTTCAGCCTGAGATATAATTTCATCAAGCGAACTACTTAATTCTGTGCTATCATCTTCAAGAAAATTTTGAATGTTTGTTTTAAGCTGCGTGTAATTCATTATTCACCCCAACCTTCATTGCCCCAACCTTCTTGACCCCAACCAAGAACTTGAGCAGTTTCATTACCAACGCCACCTGTTCCTCCAACTCCAGTTTCTACTATAGATAAGTTAAGTGCTTCAATTCCAACAGAACCAGATCCACCACTACCAGAAACTCCAGTAACTTGAACTACTGGTATTTCAACACCTACACCACCAGTGCCTGCAACGCCAGATTCGTCAATAGAAAGCTCTAATGCTTCATCGCCAATAGCACCAGTACCACCAACACCAGTCTCAGTAATAGTGGATTCAAATGCAAGAGTTCCAACTGCACCTGTACCTGCAACGCCATCTTCATCGATAGAAAGCTCTAATGCCTCATCCCCAACAGCACCTGTGCCGCCCACACCAGTCTCAGTAATGGTGGTTTCGACTAATGCCAGACCAGTAGCACCAAATCCACTTACACCCACTGAGGGGCGATCTCTGATGTCTACAAACGGATCGTAATTAAATCCTATAAATATTTCTACATTCTCAGGATCTTTATTTGGCCTTGCATCAAACAGGGCAGTTGCATCAAAGACATTTTTTCTTGGTGTAAGCTGTGGGTGTTTTGGCTCCCACTGATCAGGCGCAACTCTAAGTCCATCCCAAGTTGTTTTGAGATCCTTATATCTGACGCGAAGGCCAGAGCGATCACAGATCGCCATAGATTTTCTGCCTCTTGCGTACTTCAGCGCCATTACGAAATGCTCACACTTATAAAGCCAACATTGCCAGATCCACTGATACCAATATTTGGCCTTTCGTTTCTTGGTGTAAAAATGCTGTAGTTAAAACCGACATAGAAAATTATATCTTCTGGATCATTGTCTGGTCTTGAAGATCGCAATGCCGTTGCATCACGTACATCTTTAGGTGGTGTTATTTGTGGTTGTTTTCGTTCATAATCTTCTGGAGAAACTCTTTGGCCTTTCCAGTTGGTTCTTAGCTGTCTGTAAGGAATTTCCAGACCGCTTATGTCACTTATTGCTTTGCTGTATTTACCTGAAGCTCTTCTTGCCATCAATATAAATTCAGCGCAGTGGGCTGAACCCTCAAACTTACACCGTCATTATCCGAAGATGCTGCAAAGTTAAAAGCTCTTTCATACATTTCATTGAGTATTGAAAATTTATCCGTTGCAAATTTCAAAGCCAGCTTGCTTGCCAAACCAGCGCAAATGCATTCATTCCATCTGTATGGTATATCGGCATCTTGATTTGACGCAGTAATGTCTTCTAGCTGATTAACAGCCCAATAATTAAGGCTATACGTTGTTCTGTCTGGCACTTGCCAAAGATAAATTACTGGAGTTGATTGTTTATCCAGCATGTATTGGCTTGGTTTTCCACTGGAGTTTTTGTTTGGAAGTTGGTTGTAATCTGAGATTGATATACGGTTGATCATTTGATCAGATGTATCAGTGCCAGCACTATCTCTTACGACAACATCTATAATATCTATTGTTTGTGCTGGTAATGAGTATGACAAAGTTCCGCTTACAAGTGTGAGAGTATTTTGCGTAACAGCCCAATAGTTAATACCGCGATTTGCCCATTCGGAAAAAAGCAAGTTAAGGCTGCGCCTTGCCGACACAGCCCTATTGCCAGTTTGGAGTTGCGTGTCTAAACCACAACGCTCAAACGCTTCGGTAATTATTTCCTCAACATCTGGGCGAAAAGCAAAAGTTCCTGACGTTGCCATCTAATCACCTATTTTTACATCAGCCATATTTTTTCCGCATATACATAATGATCGTATATGTATCAGCAGAAGTATGACCAACTGTGGTAAACATTATGTCACCAGTTTTTCCGCTTCCTGCGTTGTTAGTAAGACCGCCAAAAGAAGTGTAATCGTGATCACCACTTTGGTTTTCTCCAAGCTCAATGGCCATTACATCAGTAGTTGCATCAAATAAAATGCGAACTTTCATCCCAATGCACTGCCACCAAATTTTTTCAATAACAACACCAGAACATGCAACACCATCTGAGTTTGAAGATAACGCAGAAACATCAACTTTTTTGACTGCACTTTCTCCTGTGCCGTCAGAGATATTTGTAAATTTCATTACAACATGTTGTGGACCGTCAACAAAAGTTTGTGAGGTTACAGCATCAGCCATATCGATAACTCCTTATAATAATTAAGAAGCATCTGATGAGCTTGAAATACCCATAAACTTCATAACAACAGTGGTATCAGCGCCGGGATCACCAGAAAGCACAATTTCAACTTCATCTGCTGTTTCTGTAGCAGCCGTTGTTGTGCCACCAGACATACCTAAAACGCCATTACAGGGAAAAAATCCTTTAAATCCTGTGCTGTTTACAGCAGCAGATATGCCATCTACAAAACCATCAGTATCTGCATCTGTTCCAATATCATTAAGAGTTACGCTGTTTGATGCTGCACCAGTTACGGCAATCATTACAGCCATAGGTATAAAGTTTGATGGAATACCGATTGCAGATTCTTTGCCTGTTGTTGCACCATTAGCTACAGTCACAGTAGCTGTGTACACAGACATAGTCATCTCACTTGTGAGAGCGCCTGTAGTGGAATTTTTAACAATGTTTTTAAAGCCGTTTTCAGAACGTACTGGTCCTGAGAAAGTAGAATTAGCCATGTGTATCTCCTGTCGTGGCTAGTGTCAGTTGCCCAATGCAACTGTCAGGGATATTAGCACGATACAATACCTTTAGATAAAAAGAAAGGGGCAACCGAAGTTGCCCCAGTTAATTCCAACAGGGAGGAAATAGTTGGATTAAGCTGCGCCCTCTGTTCCGAAGATGCCACGCCAGTCAGTAAAGCCAAAACTATAACGCTCGCGTACTTTGTAGCGAACATTGCCAGTTTCGAAGTCACCTTCCATGCCTTTTTTCATAGGCGAGCGTTGGAACATTTTCAGTCCATCAGGAACATCAGTGGTCACAAAAAATGCATCGCTGTCTGTTAGACGGCGCATGACATGATATCCTTGTGGCAAGTAACCGCCAGAGCGGATTGCGTTGATATCATTATCAGCAGTTCCTGTGCGTAACTGTGATTCAAGCAGACGCTCTGCTGTAAAGGTGTATGCTGTTGGAATAACAAGCATTGTACCTTGTGCAGCAATCCGAAGGCCACGATCATCCTTCATATCAGCAATCTGAATGAGGATCGACTCTAGTGATGTTTCGGATAGGTCAGCAGCAGTCGATAGTGTATTCGACTGATTACCGTTGGTGGTTGGGTGCGATGTACTCAAAAGAGCCACGCCATCACCACCAGCGTATACACCTGCTGATGTTGCGTTATTCAAAACATTTGCCGCTTTGATCTCCTTGGTAGAAGACATTGAACGTGCAAGTGCCTTTGTATAGCGCGAAGCAATTGAGCCATACTGACCATCTTCTTCAGCTTCTTCAGTAATTGAGAAAGCCAAAGCAATTGTTTCGTGCTGATAACGCGCAGTCCACTGTTGTGAAGCTGTGTCGTAAGTTATTGCAGCGCCTTCGTCTTTTGTTGGTGCTGCTGCAAATCCAGTCAAGAGGACGTCCTCCTCAAATGCCCTCTGAGAAGTATTTGATTCAAAGACCGCCTCATATTCGGCTGGATAACTGTCGTATTCGAGTCCAAAAAGAGTATTCAGACCCGGCTCAAGCATTTTCGCAAATTGCGCTCTATTCATAGCCATTGTTCATACCCTCCTATATGCCAGCAGAATCTTTGAGGATATGCTCATTAATAAGCACCTCAACGATAGCGTTAGCACCGAATGCGTTATCAGGAGCTTCGTAAAGTCCAATGATTTTACAGGAAGCAGTTCCTGTACTCATTGTTGAATTTAATTCAAAGCCTGATTGTCCTGTCGTTGTAGAACCTGCGCCAGCAACAACATCAGCACAATTGCCGATATTTGTCTGAGCAGGAGATCCATCTGACATAACTTTATACACAATGTACGGATCATCGTACACATATGCAATAATCTCTGTCGCAGTCGTTCCTGAAGGCCAGTATTGACTGTAAACATAAGATCCATCACTTGCGGTATATGAAACTCCACCAAAAACACCGATATTGTTTGTTTCCGTAGCAGTATGTGGCGTGATTACGCCATCCGCTGTTAGGATGCACAGATCACCTGTAAAGATGTTTTCTGCCAAACCAGAGGTAATAGTGTATTTGTTAGCGCGAGGTGCATTACCGCTCATATGACGAACTGGCACAAAGCCAAAGGCTGCATCTACATTAGCCATTTATTCGCTCCTTTTAGCGTTAATTTAATCACTTGCAGCAGATAAAGATCTGCCACGGCTCGTTTCGGACTTCCGATCTTGATAGATTGGTTGCCCATGACGCCGTCCTAACGCTTCAAGATCACCGACAACGGATTCGTTTTGCTCTGCATTTTTGCCTGAATAATATTCCTTCATGGCTTTATGCCGTTCTTGTGGCATTTCGCAAAGCAACATTCCTTCGATGCCTACGCAACCTTCCCACTGGCCGTGATTAATAGTCGGAAACAACTTACTTTTCACAGAATCAGCAGGGCGTGGTTCCCACCCCTCACGCATACGCTTGTACACGTTGTCTGGAGTGTCCTTACCCTGAATCGAGGTAGCTACCCACCTTTGGACATAGCCGGGACGTGCTTCGGGGGCGTCCAAAAGTGCTGGTGGTTTCCATGCTGTCATTGGACGAGCTTCTTCGTCACGCACAGAATTGCGAGTTTGGTTTGCACGAACATTTCTTTTCTCAGACATTACTGGCTCCTTTGTTGACGCCGAATTTCGGCTTCGTATTTTTTAAGACTCTTTTCATCATTGATGCCAAGCTCTCTAGCCATCCTGAGTTGTTCTTGCGTCATCCGTACTCTATTGCCCTTGTAGTTTGGCGAACCGCCTGTAGTTGGGGCGACTGGTGGTCTACTTTTTGTTCGCTTTTTACTTGGACTTGATCCTGAAGATAGTTCAGGAAATACTTTTTGTAAACGGTCATTTAAAACTTCATAATATTCATCTGAGTTTTTATCATAGCCTTCCAAGTCTAGCTGGACATCAATCGCTCTTGCTGCTGCTGTTTCGCGTTCAAAGCCTTTACCATTAAACCAGTTGTTTTCTTTCCACCATTGCATTGCCTTTTCGGGTGGTGGGTTTTGTGCAGTTTGCTGTGCGCGACCAACAGTTGGCGATGCTGTGCGCTGTTGTTGCTGGCTTTGTTTTTGCATCTCTGCAATACGCATAGCAGCTCGCATGTCAGCCATTTGCTCTTGAAAATTGACTTGAGCTTCAGTGTCACCTTCCTCAACAGCCTTATGCAAGGCTGCTTTGGTTTGATTATAACGCTGATTAAAGGCTTGCTCTGCTGTTTGCTGACTGCCTTGCTCTAGTCTTTCAAGGCGTTTTACAAGCTGTGCGTTTTGTTCTTGTATAGCTTGAGCTTGTACTTCTGCATCTCTACGCTGTTGAACCAGCTTCTGAATGCGCTTTTGAACTTTTGGGCCGTAGTCATCCTCTTCTTGTGGTTGTTCAGCCTTATTTTCTTTAGCTACATCTTTAGCTTCTTCTTGCGCTTCCTTTACAGGATCTTCTGTTATTTCTATTTCAAAATCCTCTGGAGATCCTTTTGCCTTTTGGATCTCTGACTCGATTTCGTCAAGAATTGCATTTTGTTCTGCCATAATCTCACCCTAAATATGCTGCAACTTCTACACCATCTGGTAGTATAGAAGTTATTTCATCATCGTTTAGAAGAAGAAACTTTACACCTTTGACCACAATCTTTTGACCAGCATACTTGCCGTAGGTCACGCGATCACCAATTTTTGGTAAAATTTCTGATTTCCACTTTTTGCCTGTATCTCTATCACGATAGGCAAGCTCTCCCATTGCACATATTGTTCCATGTGCCGTGAGGTATTCTTCATTATCTTTGGATGATTCAGGCAGTAATATACCGCCTGCTGTTTTCATTTTTACCTGATTAGGCTGAACTAAAACTTTCCAATTTAGGGGGATTGGTATTTGATGAGAGCCAATTGTTGCATTGGTTTCTTCATCTGTAAATATTCGGTCATGCTGATGAGACATGTCATACATCCTCTTCATTTATATTTTTCATTGTTTCGCGGATAACCTCAGAGGCTTGCATTAAGCCTTCTGCGATCCCTACGTTTTTCTGATATGCATTGAAGTCGGTCATCCGACCATCAACCATACCTTCAGCTATCTCCAGCCGTCTTTTCTCCAGATTTTTTCTGATCTGTTGGAGCAGATCGTTGATCGTCATTCTTTACACCTCCTGACATGGAAACACCAGTGACGTATACAGTTGCATCTTTTTTGGCGGTTTCTTTTGACATTTTACTTCTTCTTTTTACCTTTCATTATTTTTTTCTTTTTCTTAACTTTCATCTTTTTTTTCTTAGTGCCTGAATTTCTCATTCCACCATGATACATTTTTTTGCCTCCTTTAGACATAAGTGATGGGAAACTTGCTCTATTCATCATATATTTCATCTCTAAATGCTTTTTGAGCTTTTTCAAAGAGATTTGTAAATTTATCGCCTCTTATTGCTGCATCTGGATCTGCTGCTTTAGCTGCTGCAAGCTCATTAAATGGCACTTGAGGTATTGGCTCACCTTGAATGTCTGGCAACATTTTATTAATTGTACCGCCCATAATTGGAACATCTTCAGTTTTGTTTGATAGCCCACGTAAAAATTTACCTGTTGCTGTTCCAAAACCTAAAAACCCAAGAGGACCGCCAATTATTGTGGCTATATCTGTTTTTTTACCATCATAATAATCTTTAATCACATTATCATTTGGTGATAAAACAGCCGCAACTTTCATGGCAAACGGTAAAAATTGCATATTTACATCAAAAGCATCAGAAAATTCATCTGTTTGTTTTGTTTCTTGAAGACGATTATATGCATCAATTGCATCTACCGCACCTCCAACAAACGGAATATCCATCAAACCAAGATCCAAAAATGTTCCAGTGCCTTGACCTCCAAACATTGTGTCGGCTTCTTTAGGACTCATTCCCAAATTCATTCCAAATAATCTCATTGCATCTCTGGAGGGAGTTTGCGTTTTTTCAAATGACATTTCTCCCTTTGGGAGTTCAGAAGGAAAAAAGCCAAATTTATTTTGAAATTGATATGATTTTACATCCGTAGGAAAATTCATAAAAGCGCCATATTGCTCTTCTGCCATCAGACTTCCCCTCCTGACAGTTCACGCGCCAGTATTTTGAGTGTATCCGAAAAACCCTTGTCAAGCTCTTTTGCAGCCATAGCAAACTTTCTTGGAGATACCTCATCAGATTTTAGGCCACGGCGCTCAAGAAACTTCTTGGCCGCTCTGATTTCTGCTTGTGCCACGCGCTTAATTGCTGCCTTGGCCATCGTCATCTCCTACGGTTTGAAACGCACCATAACCCACTGTACCAGCTAATGGTACTGAAAATAAACTTTCCTTTAGATTTGGAAGAATGTTTTTTAAGTTTTCACCTCCATAGCCTGCATCTTCCTTAACAACATCTATACCTGCATCATCTAGGATTTTAATTGTTTCATCATCAACATTTTTTCCAACAACTGCATGAGAAAACTGTGAAAAATCCATAAATTTATTTGGCTTTGCTTCAAAATATGGTGCTGGCATTTCTTTCAGAATTTCACCAGTTGCATCCAATGCTGCTTTTAACTTTGGAATATCATTGACTGGAAATGTGCCATTTAAAATAGCAGCAGATTGCTCTGGCTTAAAGCCTCTAGCAACATCTTGAATAAGTTCAAATGCGTTATTTGTGCTTAATCCTTTGTATTTTGTGGTTAAATCAAGAACCAGATCATCTTGAAAAGTTCTAAATGCATTGTAGAGACTATCCATATCACCTTCGTATACTTCTTTTCGGCGAATTTCGCGTGGATAATTTAACTCAGATGCAATTCTTTGCCTAGCATCTTGGACTTCTGCAAGGCTTCCAAATGGCTCGCTCAAAGACGCTCTAAATGCACCCGGCATTCCTTGGCTTCCTCGCTCACTTGCCTGCAAATACATAGGGCCGTACTCGCCTTCACGCATTTGTTTTAAAACAGCGCCTTTTGTGTATGGAACGTCTGGTCTTTGTTTTCCAGATGGATAATATGAATCTGCTGGCTCCAACATTCGTCTGACATCTGCATATTCTGATAGGCCGTCATACTGATTAAGAAAGCTAGATTTTCGTCCAACAGATCCAAGCCTTCTACTTGATTCTAAAAACAAACTTACAATATCATTAAAATCTTTTGGATTTACTAAATTATTATCTATAGCCGCATTAATTACTTTTAATGTGTTATCTGCTTCTTCAGGATCACCTCTATTTAAATGTATTGCAGCATAATCAGCCATGTGACCAAAATTAACATCTGCTTTTAGTCGTTCCTTGAATTGTTTTGGATTTGCTATTCTTACTTTGCCTTTAGGCTGTCTGCCTGTGTAAGCATCTGATCCATAAACATAAACTCTTGGATCTCTGGCTGGATCAATTGCTTCTGGCTTTGCAACTAAAGTTACTGGTGCATCTTGATCATATATAAATTTTCTAAGAGGATCATCTGCACGTGTAATACCTATAGATGGGCTTGGTATGCCGCCTAATTCAGCCGAAGCCTTTACGCCTGCTTCACTTATATTATGAGTGGCAACCAGTGGCGCTTCTTCAAATGTGGTAGGTGAACTGGGTAATGCATCTGAACGCTTTTTTACTTCTAGCAAAGATCGCACAGAGTCAGGCACATCGACATTGCGAAAGCCTTTACCAAAAAAAGTTTCTATAATTTTAAATAAACTCATCTGTCACCATGCCTTGCATGACCAGTATCTGGCTTTTGTTTTTGGACCCGGATTATCGCAGTTATGACGCGCCCTGAAGTTTTTTCTACGTCCTTTTTGGTTTTTCTTAATTTTCATATTGGGATCACCAAAGGTCACACGCTTTACCTTGTCTCCATCCATGACGTACACAACAGACTTCTTTTTGCCATAGGATGTTTCGCCCTTGGCAATGCGTCTAGGCTTGTTTAGCGTGACTTTCTTACCTTTGTACGTTGCCATTAGTCAGGATCTCCAAACATATCATCATAGAATTTATCTATTTCTGCCTGTTCCTCTTGGGTATATGTAGGTTTTTCTGGTGCTGTCATAACACGTCTTTGAGGTGGCACAAACGGCATGTTTTCTAATCCATCTGGGCCAAGTGCCGCTGTGAATGGTCCAACCCTATCTGGCCTTGTTTGTTTTAATCCAGTAACTGGATTGCTGATAGCTTCAAAAGATATTTCGCCATCTGGAGATCGCACTTCGTATCCATATATTTCTGGATTATAGATGTCTGCTTTGTATCCAACAATTTGATGCACTTCATCTGGTCTACCTTTACCGCCAATAGGCAACAGCTTTGTTCCTAAAGGCAAAGGTAGTTTTCCTTCTGCATTTAGTTTTTGACCCATTTCATATGGCAAATTCATCATGTAAGGCACATTTTGCATTGCGCCTTTAAGTTGATTAATAAACTGCTGTCTTTTGACATCAGCAAAATCGACAACATTGTCAGGCAAAGCACCAAATGCCTTTTTACCTATGTTGACAAAATCAACCATTATTTTTTCTTTTTCTTTTTACCGCGCAACTTTTTAAAATCAGCGCCTGTAATTTTGTTTTTAGGCTTGGCTTGGTTGGCGATCTTTTTTTGAGCTGGTGTTAGTTTTGCCATTACTTATGTA